CTCAAGTTGGCTTCGAATAATTACTTCGCTCTCATCGGCTCAGCCCATCTGAACAAGGTGTTTGGATGGGACGCTATGAAGAACGATATTCGAACTCTTGCCAAATTGACGACTGCTATTGAATCTCGTATAAAGGAGTTCAATTCGCTAGTCATGAAAGGCGGTTTGCGTCGTAAGGTAAATCTGACACGGGCTTCGACCTTCGGGCCGGAGACCATCACATCCATTCATTCAGACGCACAAGGCGCCTGGAACGGAGTTGTCAAATCAAAGTACTCTACCAAAGTTTGGGGTAGTGTACGTTGGGTACCTAACAGGACTTCCCCTGTAGATCTTTCGAAGCTTGCAACCTTTAACGAGGCCATCAAGCTGGTTTTGGATCTCAGGCAACCAGATGCTTCCACGATATGGGAGATGATTCCATTCTCGTGGCTTGCAGATTACTTCCTCAATGTTGGGGATACTCTGCAGGCTATAGAAGATACTGATAAAGTCCTCCCGCATGACATTTGTATCATGCGTGAGCGCACGGTGAACACCGGTACTGTCGGCATCGTAGATGCCCCAGGGGGATACCCTTGGGACAGACACGAGTCGATCTCTGATGGTGAGGTCATCTATGAGATGAAACTCAGAAAAGTCGTTACCATCAGTGACGCGGGTGACTTATTGTCCTTTGGCATTATGACCAAAGGGCAGGCTACCAACTTACTCGCACTGCTTATGAGCCTTGTAAGGTTCAAAAGATAACTGGCCAAAAGACCAGGTGCGCAACCCAACTAGAGTGGATTGAAGAATCCCTCGCTTTTGTGTGTGAAAGGCAAGCAACATGCTCGCAGACCCTCAGACTATTACGATCGGTGCTCAAGCGTTCTCCTTGAAGAAGAAGAACCAGGACAATTTCGGATCAACGTGGATGGATAACACCACGGTGCCCGGAACAGAGGTAAGGATGACAATTAGGAATGCCTACGAAGGCAAACCCAAAACAGCCCCCTCGGCCTCTGGACTTGTACAAACCCAGTACGAACGGCATATCGCTGACCTTTTGGTCACGGTTACCGACGAGAACGGGTTCATGAAGTCTACGCAGTCCTACACGCATATCCGCAACTTGCGGGGCAGCGTGGTCACTGACGTCGGCAACGTCGCTCAGGCCTTGGCGGCCTGGATGACGACTAATGCCGATGCACTGGTCGCATGGGACAGCTGACGACATCGCGTCGTTAGCCTAACCCACTCCACTTGAGAGGGACGCCTCGCGGCGTTCCGAAAGGCGGCTATTCACCGCTTTCTCGTGTGAAGTTGTCGGGATCTACTAGCCTAGTAATCATCCGTAACCATGAAAGGTTCGTAATGACGAAAAGACTAGTTCACTCGCTTGAAGGATACGTTACCGCGGTCTTCACAGACTTGCGGCCTACGTATGGTAGTGCAATTGTGGATTGGAAGCGGGATCTAAACCGCTCACTTCACGAACTGGGTAATCGAGGAGAGCGACTGCTCACAATCGATTTTCCAGCCATCAGAAAGCACCTTGAAAAGTGCTTAGAAGAAGGCTCGTACATTCCTTCTGGCCTACCGCTTTCGCGGTGTGTCAGTCGGAAGGTGCAGGTGCCGGCGTTCTGCCGTGCTCTGTACCTACAGGTCTTCGACGTTGATGGAAAGTTGTTGACGGAGCCTAACGCAAGCGCCATAGCCGACTTACGTCAGCTGCTGGAAGGGTTCGGAAAGTTAAAGAACCCATGCAAGCAGGAGGCCATAGATGAAGAAGTTAAAACCTTCCTCACCAACGAGAACGAGCTCAAGAAGCCCACTCTGGCTTGGTCGGAAGATTCGCTGTATGCGGATCCTTCTGATGTTAGGGCTATCTCTTTCAGCGACGGCATTCGCCGTCCTGGAAAAGATGTCTTCTT